TTTTTCTAAAGCGCCTCTTTTAGTTTCTTTCATCTTGTCGTTCTTATCGACTTTAGATGATTCATTAGAAAGTAGGTTATAGTAGTGTAAAGGGTCTTTTGAAAGGTTAGCTATTGCCTTTGCTTTAGCTTTGGCTTGTACTTCCGCATCATCACATGTTACTGGGTCATGTCCTAATACTGCTATCTCTATATCTAAAGCTCTTCTAATTGAATCATCAGAAACATCATGCTTCATAGTCTTCTCTTCAAAAAGAAGTCCTTTTGTTCTGAGGATAGAAACTGAGTCATCATATCCGTTAAATTGGTTAATTAAACTAGGAAATGCAAGACGCATTTGTCTCACAAATTCTTGCTTGTCCATCTGACCTTCGTTGACGGCTCTATATTTTTCTGTTACAGTGACTTGTCTCATTTATACTTCTTTATATCCTTGTTTCTTTAATGTTTTTTTTGCTCTTGTTGCTTTTCCTAAAAAACTAGGAGTAGCATATGTTTCACCTTGACCGGCTGTAAATCCACTTCCGCCAGTTTGGGTAGTATTAGCTTCATCTAATTCAAGCATTACTTCTTTAACTAAAGTGACTAACTCTGATTTTTTCATTTTAAAGAGCTTAGCTCATTTACTAAATCGTAATACTGCATAAGATTTACTAAGTGATTATCAGTAATTTTTTCAGTATTAGATAAAGGCTTAATTGCTTTACTCACCTCGTCTAATTTAATCTTAACTACTTTATTCTTTATTTTAGGAGCAAATTCATTTACCAAATTAGATATTTTCTTAAGTTCTTCGTTAACTATCTTACGTAAACGTGTTTGAGAATTAACTGATGTAATAAATTCCTTAAGTATATTTTTCTGAGTTGGTAATAAATCTTTATAGGTATCGTTAAACTTTTCTAATAGTATCTTAAACGTCAATAGTTTAAGGTCTTTATCGTACTTAGAGTACTCTTCTATTAAAGTATCCTTTACATCTTCAGCATCTTGCTTTTGAGTAGTTAGATGCTCAAGTAATGTAGATTTATAATTTACAAGATGTTGGGGATCTAACAATGCATCATTATTTTGTGCTTCTAGCAAACAATATAAAGAAGCTAGAGCTTTATACTCAGGCGTTTGAATTGCAAAAAATTCCTCTATATTATATGTTTCTTTAATATCAGAAATTAGATTATACTTCTGCTTCTTAAGAGCAGGCTGGTCTAGTTTCCTAGAAATCTCAGTTATAGTTGAGAGAATTGTTTCCGCTTTTATTTGACTAACTTGTCTGTTTTTAAGAATAAACTCATAAAGTTTAAACTCTCTAACAAGAGTAGTCTTGCCGGTAAAGTGCTTCTTAATAATACTTACAGCTGCTGAGTCTCTATTATTGAGAGTATCAGAAGCTATCTGTTTTACTAGAAGTTCAAATATTAAACCGGTATTGCGGTATTTTGAATGTTTTATCTTCATTATACACGTTTACTATTATAAATATGTCTTAGTTACCTAAATCCTTTATGTTTTCTTCTTTGAGCATATCTGGCTCTTTTTCTGTATTGCCTTTAAATACAATATCCTTAAAGGTACCTTTATTTTGGTGGTAAATAGCCTTTGTAGACATATTCTCCATTACATTCTCATTGTCAGATGGAAATCCTCCATGCATACCGTGAACTCCTAAAGGATCACGTCCTCCCATTGGATTATCATTAGTACCGTATACTGATGCTTTTTCTCTTGGTCTACCGCCTTCAGGTCCCGGCTGACCCCATTCTTGTTCTTTTTCAGGTTCTAATTCTGAGTATCCCTGAGGTACTTCTCCTGGTGATCCACCTTTAGGTGTAGCTACCGAACGTCTACCGTACATAGATGCTAGATCATGTGGAGTACCGTAAGTAACTCCTGATTTAGCTGGATCGTTACCTTCTGCTTCGATTTGAGCGATTCTAAATGATCTCTTAGTATCTTCTCTTACTAAATCTCTTTCTTCCATGTATGCATCTTCAGACATATCGAATATATTCTCATAGATATAATCTGAGGAGAACATTTTAGTATCTTTCATTTGAGCAGCAAGATCTACCTTCTCTTTGAGTAGTGCTACTTTTTCTTGATCAAATATAATAGATGCTGTAGAAAGCTTAATTTCAAAGTTAGTTAAACTTTCTCCTGTAAACCCTTGTGTATATAAATGTACCAAAGCTATTTTAGTAAGCTCTGATTCCATTATCTTTTGTATTCTTTCTACTGTACGAGCAAATCTGATATCTTCTGCTGCTAAAGTAGCTTTACCTTGTAAATCTCCTTCATAACCAAAATATGCTTTTGGTATCTTTAAAGCAGCAAATAACTTAGATTGTAAGTATTCAACGTCAGTAGTACCGTCATAATCTAAACCTTTAGTAGTTTCTATTCTTGTTGAATTATCACCTCCTCTTACAGGTAGATAGAAATCCTCCATCATATTCTGCATGTTAAACTTCAAGTTATACTGTCCTGTTTGAGGATCAACATAAGGAGTTTTTTTCATTTGATTGATAGTCTTTTGCATAAACTGCTCAACCTCATTAGGTGGAATAGAACCTACATTAATATAGAACATTCTCTTTTCAGGTGCTCTCATTATACGATGTATTAACATCGCATCTTCCATTAAGTTTAATTGTTTGTATATTTTTCTAGCTGGCTCTAAATAAGAACGGCCGTAAGGAAGGTATGAAGTATCTGAAAGTAATCTAAAATGAGCTACTTCGTAGTTTTCTAGAACTATATCTTTTCTATTTGGATTTCTTCTATAGTTAGGATCTGCAGCTGCTGTAATTCCGTCTGGTTCTAATTGAAAATGAACCTCAGAAGGATTTTCAGGATCAGTCCCTTCATGTCTAATCATGTTATAGACAGTATAAGGTAACACGTTATATACTCCGAACTTCTCTGCTATCTCTAGCTTTAAGAAAAAGTCTCCATATTTAAGCATATTACGTGTCCATGACCATAAATTAAACTCAACGTTTAATACGTCATAGAATAAATTGTATAATACTCTTTGAATATTTTCATCTGATGATTTAATCGCTACTACTTCACCTTGATCGTTTTTGATTGTAGTTTCATCTGATATAATATCTAATGCTGAAGCTATAATAGGATCACTGTCCATTGCTTCGTAATCAGCATAAAGCTGAACTCTTAATGTTTGGTAATTAAGGTTAGGGTTATAAACGTTAGCATTGTTAGATGCATAAAGTCTACTAAATCTGTCAACTAAAGAATTAGTTGCTACTTTAGGTGATTTTTGAATTGAATTGGTATCTACAACTTTAAGCTGGTCTCCTCCAATATTACGTATAACTACGTCATTAGAAAAGAGTCTTGTTAGTCTACCAAATAAAGAAGTGTCCGCCATTTAAATGCAGTTTAATATAAATAGATCTATTTTAACAACCAAGTGATGTCTTCGTCTCCGTGGTTTGTCTTTATAATATAAGGATTTTCTCTCATATTACCAACATTTGTCATAACAGCGTTGTTTCGTGAATTTAAATTATTAAAAGAAGATAATTGAGCTCTAGCTAAATCCATACCTTGTTGTCTTAGTCTTAATGCAGTATCTCTAACATATAGAGCAGTAGCACAAGAAATAATAAGGTCGTCATTATAACGGTCTTGAGCTTGAGCTTTTCCGTTTTTCCATACAAAAACTCTCATTTCTGACATAAGTCTTTTAGATTGAATTGTGACTGAGTGGTCTCTAATATATTCTATCATCTTAGCTATAACTAAAGGTCTAGTTCTAACAGACATAGTAAAGCCTGGTACTAATTTATCTCTTTCAAATTTATTCATATAAGATTCTACAGACTCCATATTACTAGTAGAGCTGTAATACATATTTCTATATTCTCTTTCTAGTATCTGTTCTATAGTAGCCCATCCTATATTAGCATTTTCACATACTAATAATGCATCGTTATATTCTGATGCTATTCCTACTAGTACATTTCCAAATTCTTTGGGTGAAAGCTTACCTTTGTATTCAGCTACCTGGACTGCATTCTCTATATCAAAAATGTGAAATGCAGAGTAGTCTGTTGAATCTCCTCGAGCAACATCTGCTACTACCATGTAAGATTTAGAATAGTCTACTCCTTCCCATACCCATAAATTACCGTCTACACCTCTTCTTTCTAAAGGATCACGTTGATAAGTTTCTTCGTAGAATGCCATATCGTCTGTTTCAAAGACTGTATCTCCAGATGCTAAGAAATCACAATCACATTCTTGACCTGCCATTTTAGGACCTAGATCTTGATCTTGTATATCTCTCCAGCTTTGATCTCTTTCCGGATGAACTGACCAAGGAAGTCTAACAGGTATAAAACTATTTTCTCCAGTTTCTGCTTTTTCCCATGTTTGATGAAACCAGTTACCTATACCGTTAGGAGTAGATAGTGCCATACACTGTCCACCCGTCGCTAAGGTCTGTTGAGCAGCTGTAAATGTATCATCTACGTTATCTATAAACGCTGCCTCATCCATTAAGAGTAACGATACAGCTTCCGATCTAGCAGCATCAGGTGATGATGATTTAGCTTGTACTTTAGATCCGTTTTTAAGCCTCAGTGATAGTTTATTTTTTTCTACAGCCGGTAATTTTAACCATTTAGGTAATTCATCATACATAAAGGTTACTTTAGTAACTAAGTTACGAGCAGTGGCCTGAGTTGTTGCTAATGCTAAGACGTTTTTATCTTTATGAAATAACATTAACCATAGGGAATATCCTGATGCTAGTGTTGAGATACCTAACTGTCTTGACTTAAGAGTAATAAGGTACTGGTGGTCTCTGAATAAATGTAATACTTTTTCTTGGAAAGGATAAAGGTTAAATAATATACGCCCTCTTGTAGGATGCTGTATATGGCAATACTTTCTCATAAAGTACGCCGGATCCTTTGCACACTTGATATACTCCTGTGCAATTATTTTTTTTATGTCTTGTGCCATAACTATTTAAGTTCGTTATAATCTATAGTTAGATTATTTGCTCGAGCTGTTGCTTTATTTTTAATAGAAATAGGTACTGTTCTTATTGTAATACCTCTTCCTGTATATCCGTCTGTTTTAGTAGCTTTAGAAGCATTTCTTTCAAACTGAATTATTGGTTGATCTCCATCTTCAAAATCACTTACTTTATCGTAAACTTTAGTTGCAATAATAGTTATAGTTTCATTATCAAGTTTGAAATCTTCATCGGTAAAAGTTCTCTGTACTACTGTGGAGTTATCAGAGCCAAAAGCCATGGATTCAAAATCTAAATCTGGAGCATTTATAACATGTACTCTTCCGTAGGGTAGGTCGTTCTTCGGGTTGACCATTTTAAGTAGTCTGGGATTTTCTTCATCCGTTACTAGCTTTAAGTCGTCCCTTTTCCCTTCATACGCATCTCCCATAATTTTATGGAATAAGTCTCCGTGTGATTTCATTGCTGAAGACCATCTAAATGAACCGTCTTTTTTAATCGAAATAGGAATGCTTTCAGATGATGCATGTAGCGTAATATCTGCTTTCTTGTTATCTCCTGTATCTCTTCCTACTCCGGATGCTGAAGTAACTCCTTTATAAGTAAGTGTTTTGTTCTGACCTTTTATTACTACGTTAACTTTTCCATGTATAGCTGCAAACTCTTTTACCTTTTGTACAACTATATCTTCGTTATCTAGTCCTGCATTTCCTACTGAAGTTTGAGCTTTATGTATAATCTCTATACCTTCAGGTGTTCTAAAACCTCCTGCACTTGAACCTGTTATAGCGTCTTTTTCGTACCCTAAAGTAGCTAGAGCAGAAAATACATCCTGTCTTGGCCTGTCAGTGTACACTATTATACGGTTCTTAGAATGAGCCATTATCTCTCCATCATCTAAATTAAGCTTACTAATTAGCTCTTTAGCGATTATCTGAGCTTGTGTAGTTAAGTAAGTAATTGGTTTCTTAGCTTCGTTTAAATTAAAACCAAACATAGATTCAAACAAAGCCATATCCTCTTGACTATTAATGTCAGGATATCCTTTAGTGGTCTTATACGACCATTCTAATATAGCTTTGTCTATAAGATTCATTA